TCAAGTTCTGTGAGAACGGCGACGGCCGGATCGCGATCGGCACGGGCAACCGGCCGATCCGGTTCTGCCGCCCGTGCCACCTGGTCGCCTACGGCGACCAGTTCACCGCCTGGAATGTGATCATCCCGCACCGGGAGCTGGGCCTCGACCCGGAGGACATGGCGATCGCCTGCGCGAAGACCGGCGAGGACATCTCCTCCGGCACGGTGTGGCTGGACCCGGTCGAGACCCGCATCGACGCCCTGGTCTACGGCGGCCTGATCGAGGCCGTCCCGGTGAAGGCGGCGCCGGTCAAGGCCGGCAAGACCGAGGTCTGAGATGGGCAGCTACGGCGCGCTCAACCTGACCACCTGGTTCAGCGGCTTCGACATGACCGGCCAGACCAACAACACCGGCCTGGCCCTGTCGTACGACGCCCTCGACGCCACGGTGTTCCAGCCCGCGACGGTGACCAATCCGTCCCGGGTGCGGGTGGCCGGGCTGGAGGACACCCAGCTGGACGAGGCCGGCTTCTGGGAGGCCGGTACGGGCCTGCTCGACCCGACCGTGTTCACCGCGCTGGGCGGCGCCTCGCAGGTCGTCTCCGTCTCCCACGACGGCGCGGAGACGAGTCCCGCCTACATGTTCCGGGCGCGGCAGTTCAACTACGAGCTGTTCGGCCAGCTCGGCGAGCTGTTGCCGTTTAGGCTGACCGCGCAGGCGGCGCGCGGCACGGGCCTCGCCTCGGTCGGTGCGGTCCGTGGCCGGGTGTTGAAGACCAAGGCCAACGTTTCCGGCACCGGCGCGACCGGCACCAGCTTCCAGCTCGGCGCGGTCGCGGCCGGGCAGTACCTGTACGGGGCGCTGCACGTCTTCTCGGCCGGCACCACGATCACCGGCGTCATCGAGTCCGACTCGGACAACACGTTCGCGTCCGCGACCACGCAGATCACCTTCTCCGGCGTGACCGCCGTCGGCGGGACGTGGGGCACGCGGGTCGCCGGTGCGATCACCGATCCGTGGTACCGGCTGAGGATCACGGCCTGCACCGGCACCTTCAGTCTCGCCTGCACAGCGGGCATCAGGTAAGGAGCATCCCTTGTCCGCTTTCGCATTTACCGACGGGCGCCTGGAAATCAACGCGGTGGTCGTGTCGGCGTTCTGCACCGGCTTCACCCTGCCGCTCGAATTCGAGGCCCTGGAGGACACCGCTTTCGGTGACACGTCCCGGTCGCGGATCGCCGGTCTCGGCGACTCGACGCTCGGCGCCCAGTTCAACCAGGACATGGCCGCCAGTGCCACCGACATCACCCTGTACACGGCGTACGCCACGCGGGCGCCGGTCGTCGTCAAGGGCCGGGCGACCACCGCCGCGATCTCCGCCACCAACCCCGAGTACGTCGGCTCCTACTTGCCGAACCAGCACAACCCGTTCGGCAACTCGGTCGGCGAGCTGGCGACGACGCAGATCTCCTGGCCGCTGTCCGACGCCGACGGCATCGCCCGGAACACGGCCTGATGGGCGACGGGATCGCCAGGAACGCGGCATGAGCCTCACCGCCGAGATCCAGGGCCGCGCCCAGCTGCGCCGGCTCGCCGCGGCGGTCAAGGCCACCGGCGACAAGGGTCTGGGCAAGGAGATGTCCGCCGCGCTGCGCAAGGCCACCAAGCCGATCGAGGCCGCCATTCGGTCCGAGGCCGAAGCGGTCATGCCGAGCCAGGGCGGCTACCGGGGCGTGCTCTCGAAGTCGCTGAAGGTCCGTGTCTCCCAGCGCATCGGCTCCCGCCGGGCGGCGTTGGAGCTGAAGACGTTCGCCACCGGCACGAAAGAACGCCGCGACATCGGCGCGCTCAACAAGGGCGTGCTGCGGCACCCGGTGTACGGCCGGTCCCGCCCGACCCGCTTCGGCCGGCAGACGAATCCGTGGTCGGTGACCCGGATCCGGCCCGACTTCCACGGCCGCGGCACCGCGCGGGCAGCCGACGACGCGCAGCGGGAGCTCGGCAAGGTGATGGACGACTTCGCCGCACGACTTGCGAAAGGCTGACATGCGCATTCTCGTCCCCTGGCGGGTTCGGATGACCGAGCCGGACGACGTCGCCCGCTACGGCGACCGGTGGTGGACATACGACGAGGCCGCGATCCTGCGGTTGCCGTTCTCCGAGCTGCTGGCCATCGAAGCCGAGATCCCGGTCAAGCTAAAGGCGGCGATTGACGACAACCGCGTATCCGGCGTGATGGGCGAGATGGTCGCCGTGTGGGTGGCGATGCGCATGGCCGCCGACCCCGACTGGCCGACGCCGCCGTTCGCCGAATTCACCCCGCTGATCTTCACCTGCGAATGGGAACGCGTGCCGGAGGAGCCGGATCCCGGCCCTTTGGACGAGGCCCCGAGTTCTTCGGAAAGCACGGAGACGCCGGAATAGCGGCGATCCTCGCCGAGATCGAGCCCTGGTTCACCTTCCGCGCGCAGATCCCGCCGCACCGGCTCGCCGGGATGAGCTTGTGTCAGGTCGCCGACCACATCGCCTTCTACACCGACATGCAGCGGGAGAGGGGTTGAGATGGCCGTCGACAAGCGCGAACTCACCCTCGACCTGCTCGCCCGGGACAAAACTAAGGCCGCCACCGACTCGGCGGCGAAGAATCTCGACAACGTCGCCGACTCTGCCGACGACGCCTCGAAATCGGCATTGACGCTGTCCAAGGTCATGGGCGGCACGTCCGACGAGGCCGACAAGCTCGGTAAGGCCGCGAGCGAGAACGCCCGCGACATCGCGAAGCTGGACCGCGAGATCGGCCTGGCCGAGAAGGAGCTCGAGTCCCTCGCCCGCGCGTTCGCCCGCACCGACGACGCGGCCGAGCGCCTCGATCTGTCCAAGGCGGCCCGCAAGCTTGAGAGCGACATCAAGAAGCTGGGCAAGAACAAGGGCCTGCTCGAGCGGATCCTGCCCGACCCGGAGCCGGCCGCCCGCGGCTTCATGACGAAGCTCGGCGCCGGCATCGCCGAGGGCGGCGCCGGTATCGCGGCGAAGGCCGGCGGCTCGGTGGGCCCGGTCGTCGGCGGCGCCATCGCAGCCGCGGCTGCCCCGGTGCTCATCTCGGCGCTGGGTTCGGCGCTTTCCGCGGGTGCGGGAGCGGGTGTGCTCGGTGCCGGGATCATGCTGGCCGTCAAGGGCGACAAGGACATCCAGGCGGCCGGCGCCGAGATGGGCCGGGACTTCATCGCCGGCCTGCAGGCGTCCGCGGTGGAGAACTTCGCCGGGCCGGTCAAGCAGAGCCTGGGGATCATTGAGGCCGCCGGGACCCGCGTCGTCCGCAAGTGGGATGAGGCGTTCAGCGAACTGTCCGGCTCGGTGGTGCCGCTGACTCGCGACATCGTGACGGCCGGCGAGCGGATCAACACGTCTCTCGCCGGCGCGGCCAAGGACAGCGGCCCGGCCCTGAAGGGCCTGGGCGGGTCGATCAACTTGCTGGCAGACGGGGTTGGCGACTTCATCGACACGGTAGTGGACGGCGGCCCGTCGGCTGCGGCCAACCTGCAGCTCATCGCGGGAGCCACCGCCGATCTGGCGAGGTTCACCGGCAACAACCTCAAGGTCATGAGTGACATGGCCAATAGTCCGTGGGTCCAGGGCCCGTTACTGACGACGCTCAAACTCCGCTACCAGGGCGCGGCCGACTCCGCTGAGCTTCTGGGTGCGGTTCAGACCACAGTCGAGTCCTCAATGGATTTGATCTCGGGTCGTGCGGAGGAAATGAAGAAGACGGTCGCCGAGGCGGCGATGTCCTTCGACGAGCTGGCCGACTCGATGGACAAGGTGGTCGACGTCCAGCAGGAGCTGTACGGCTCCGAGGTCGACGTCCGCGAGGCCGTCATCGACGCCACGAAGGCGATCCAGGCCAACGGCGAGACTATCGACCTGAACACCGAGAAGGGCCGCAAGAACCGGACGGCCCTTCTGGACCTGGCCGAGGCGCTCGGCAAGGACAACGCCGCATACCGGGGCGTGAACGGGGTCAGCGAAAAGACCACCGCGCACATGGAGAGCAACCGCACGGCCTTCGTCAAGGCTGCACGTGCGGCCGGATACAACGCGGGTGAGGCCAAAAAGCTGGCCGACCGGCTCCTCGGTATTCCGATCAAGACCGAGCCGCGGGTCTCGATGAAGGGGGCCGGCAAGGCGATCGGGGACGCCCGGACCCTGAACCGGCTGGTGCGCGATTTCCAGGGCGTCTACACCGCGACGATGATCACGAATTACGTCCGGCACGGCAAGCCGGGCACCGGTGGCGGCCTGGCGACCGGCGGCCTGGTTGACGGGCCGGGCACGTCCACGTCGGACTCGGTGCCGATGATGCTGTCCAAGGGCGAGTATGTCGTTCGCGCCGCCCAGGTCGCGCGGCCCGGCGTCCAGCAGATGCTGGAAAACCTCAATTCCGGCGGCGGTGGCGCGCTCCAGGGCGCCGAACCAGCCGGCGGCCGGTCCGGCGGGAGTCGTACGCAAACACCGACCGCCAT